AAAGTTGCAAAATCCTCGTAAAATTCATTTTTAATCGAATCGGCATTGTCACGATAATAATTGAGTTCAGTAATATGTTCCACAAAAGTATCATTATCCAAATACCCATCAGCGATAGCATTAACTGATGTCGTGATACACACTTCGACGATTTTATCAAATACTTTCGTAGGTAGTGCGTTTAACCACGCTTCATTGTAAATAGTATCTTTTGGATTTTCCAACACTTCTTTAAGTCCTAATACATTATCGATGTCGTCATATCCGCAATACAAACTAACATCAAACTCAATTGCTTCTTGGTAAAAATCCCCAAAGCGCATTACTACTTGGTTAAAATCACTTCTTACTTCTTCTTTATTTTTGTTCATTTTGAACTCCTTATATTGTTAAATTATCTAAACATTATTGTTCAGATACGGTTCATTGTACTGATAAAAAACACCATGTCAAGATAAATCGAGTAAATATATTTGACATGACATATGTTATGTGTATAATCGTTGGAAGTTGATGGATTTACCGATTTACCATCGATTAGGTAGCAATCCATTCCTAACAAATGTTGCTACCGATTTAATTAATTTAACTTTATAAGGAAAATATAATATGAAAGACGACCAAAGAACCGAAGCGATACTTGAATCTAATAAGATTGTTATTGAAATCATCAACGACAACCTACAGCGAATCGATGAAACTACAATACCTGCACTTAAAGATATGTTAGAAAATCTTAACGCTGAACTAAGGGATAATATCTCAATTCGAAACAATAGAGGTGCAGAATGAGAAAATCATTTTACGGACATAGCGTTAGTATCGAAAACGACATAGCAACAGTAACAGGTGATGCTAAACAAGCACATCAAGTAGAAGCACTTTGGTTCGCATTGAACGAATATTGCAAAGCAACTGAAATAGCTGAAACACCGTATCAACTACAAGATTGGGTTAGAGATAACAAATCATCACAGAAGGCATTAGAGTTGTTCTCGATTCAACAACGTGAACTACAGCGCATTCTTCAGAAAATCACGCGTGAAGTTATCAACGGTGATGCATTAAGTACTGATTCTATTGAGCAATTAGCGGGTTACAGCACATATCAATTAGCGGTGCAGATAATGTTTGAAATCGATGCATTTGAGGTAGGTGCAACAGTACAGTATCTTATTGATGAACAACGCAAGAATCCGAAGTTAACAGTTTATAACACGCATTGTGAAGATTGTGGTGTTGTGCTTGATGAATCTAACTGCGCTAGTAATGTTGAGGTACTACACTAATGTCTAAGACTATGAATGCAATCATGGAAGGTGTCGATGGTGGTACTATTGAGCAAACCGTTGAAGGTTATAAGCGCGTAAAGGCGATTAAGCCCGATGCTGAGTTAATTAACTTGTGCAATGAGCTCGAGATTGAGATTGCTAAGATGCAATCTACAATCGACAAGCAACTTGTTAAAGACGCTAAGATTACTGAATACAGCACGCAAGAATTACTTGAAATGCAAGGTGAGCGACAAACTTACATTGATTTAGAAACCGAGCGTACAGGCGTAGAACCTTACTTTTACCCGGGAGCGAACTAATGCAAAATTTCAATGAATTTCAAGCAATCTTCGAAGGCATTTACGCTGTTAGGACTAAACTTAAAAACGAAGGTAGTTCGTTAACTAAAGATGCTGAGCCTATTGTTTTACAGTCGTGCTACGAACTTACTAAGATGTTAAATTCGGATAATGTACGCAGTTTATACTACTACATGCGTGATAATGATTACGATTTTCGGATGTCTGATGCTAAGAAGAAAAAACTAGCGATGGTAATGTCTAAAGATGGTGGTCTTGCCATGAATATTAAGTGGCATTGCATTCATATCGCTTATGATAATATCGACATGCAAACAGCTGAAAGTAACTTTGATAGGCTCTTTACTGAAAGGTAAGATTATCCAAGCATCTTCAAATAGTTACGCGTTACAGGCGTAACTGTTTTGATTAGCAAATTAATATCGAACTTGACATCAATCTGCGCATCGGTATTTTTTAAACTATCAATCGCATCATGAATTAGAAAATCAATTTCATCTTCACTGATACCTGCACTTCTTAATACACTAATGTCTACATCAGTAGTTTTTTCATCACCGTGAATAAACTCAACGCTGTTAACAATACGCGTATTAATGTATGTCTTATCAACATCAGCGATAATGCCTTCCCATTCAGCTGTAATGTTTGAATGATTTACCATTTTACTTACGATATTGTTGCGCCTAGGCTAACAACCTTCCAAGCAGTACCGTCGTAAACAGCAAAACACTTGCTACCTGCATCACCATTACTGCAATACGCAATATCACCTTCGCTCGCGCTCAGAGCGTTTAATTGCGCTAAAGTGCGTGGATTTAAGTTGATAATGTTCTGAAATGATGTACGCTCACTAGCGGGTAATAATGTAATATCACTACCACCACTACTACTTAAAGTATTTGGTACTTGCGCTTGTGGAACTAATCCCGATGCATCTAAACTAGCAATGCCGTTTGCACTTGCTCTTTCAGCGATAATATCGTTTACCGCATCACCCATTGATTTAAGTTGTGGGCGTGCTGATAATGGACTATCCGCATCATCATCTAAATGTGTTAATGTTAATGTACTTGGCCAAGCCATATTAATTACCTCTCAGTTCGTTTACTTGTTGTGTTAATTCTTGTATCGCTTTAATCATAGGTGCGATAAGTTCTTCGTAGCCGATAGACTTAACATCGTTACCACCATTTATGCTATGGTCTTGAAATCCACCAAAATCTATGCCTAAATCACTTAATACTGTTTCTAGTTCTTGTGCGATAATACCGTGATGATAACGACTGCGCTTCTTGCTACCGTCTTTTGGTAACTTAGTTAATTCACCTGTGTCGTCATCAAGTACATCGTACGCTTCGCGATAATCCCACTTAAAATCTACGGGTCTTAGTGCATTGATGAAGTCTAAACCTAATGCAGTATCTCTAACATCAGCTTTATCACGTAAGTCTGAGCGATTTTGTACAGAACCGTACGCGTATGTTGTTGTTGTTGAAGCACCTAGTTGTACCTGATTGTTACCCGACACACGAGCATCATAACCCACGCCTGTTGAATATTCGGTTGTGTTGTTAGCACTACCACTTTGCAAATACATCATAGATGCGTTACCCAACGCAGAATTGTATTGTCCTGATTGTAAATTACCCAACGCATGATTACCAATCGCAGTGTTGTTATAACCTGTTGTGATGATAATCATTGCACTTTTACCAATGCCCACATTATTGAAACCTGTGCTACTAGACGCGCATTGCAATGCCTGATGTCCAACAGCAGTGTTACCACCATTACCACTAACTATGTTGGTTAGTGCGCTATAACCAATGGCAACACTTTCATCACTTGTGGTTGCTGAAGCCATTGCATTAGTACCAACTGCGGTATTTTGAGTACCCCAAGTTAATGCATTTAACGCATGCCATCCAAATGCAGTTGTTTGTGAGCCTGATGTCGTTCCGTTACCCGCATTAACACCAACACACAAAATACCACTAGCATCAACTGTATGTCCATCAGTTAAATCATCAATTTCAGTAGCACCACCACCACCACCTGTACTAGCAATTGTAACTGTATCCGTACTTGCGTTGGTTGTTAAGGTAACATTGCTACCCGCAACTAAAGTTAAAGTATCTGTACTGCTATCAGCAACAACATCTGATTGTCCTGCTACAGCAATCGTTTTGAATACATTAGATGCACTTGATATGTTTGAATCAACATACGCCTTAGTAGCGCAATCTTGACTAGCAGTTGGGTCTGCTACATTGTTAATCTTGTTAGAGCCTGCACTAATTGTACTAGATGCGTTAATCGTTAGTCCACTAGCGGTTAGTGTATCTGTAATAGTAACATTATCAGGTAATCCAATCCACATTTGGTCTGTTGCCGATACAGCAACATTAATCTCGTTTGCAGTACCGTTAAGCGTTAGTGTATCACCATCATTGATTGTTTGTGATGTCGTACCATCAGTTATTGTAAAAGCTGAAGAACCACCACCGCCTGTGCTAGCAATAGTGATGGTATCTGTAGTAGCATCAGTCGTTAAGGTAACATTACTACCCGCTACTAGTGTTAGTGTGTCGTTAGTCGCATCAGCAACAACATCTGATTGTCCTGCTACAGCAATTGTAGCGAATGTACTAACACTACCACCACCGCTAACAGTACCTGCTTCTAATTTACCTGTACTGCTGTTGTAAACTAAACCTTGTCCGTTAGTGATACCTGATAAATCAATGGTATTGCTGTTTTCAGACATTTTAAGTAATTCAGCTCGCGATTCGCTAATCGAATCTGTGCTCGCATCAAACTTTGTCGTATCAATCGCTACCCAACTCATTGTATCACCTTCACTTGTCCTGTACTAGCAATGGTTTCTAATGCAGGAAATCCACTAATAGTTAAATTAATAGTTGAATCAATATCAACTTTACCGTAACTGTCTAAATCAAATACACTGAAAGCGAATGTGCTTGGTGTATCGTTACTGATTTTAGATGCAATCTTATCCGAACTACTTGCACTAGGTGTAACGCTAGCACTAAAGATATTACTGAAATTATTACTTAAATCAATTGTTCTAGCACTAGTACTTCCACCTAAAGTAGATGTATCTAATGCATTGTAATTAACTGTTTTTGTATCGAAATGAGCTTCAGTAATTAAACTACTTAGACCTTCGTAGCCACTCGATACTAGAATATCAATTTCAGTTTTTAAATATCTTGCGTTGAACGCAGTTGGTAATTGTCCTGTTGTGTAAGTAACATCATCATCGCTTGTTGCGTATGTGATAACAATCGTACTTGAACTATCGGTATTGGTTGTATTGAGGGTCGTAGTTGGAAAAAACCACTTCTTCTCACCTAAATCAAGTGCGTTACTCGTAACCGTTAAATGAGTTGGACTTGTAAAAGTACCATCCCAATTGTACCAAGCAAACGAACCTGCACTCCAAGATGTGGGTAATGTTGACCATGTACTACCATCACTTGCGTATAAAGACATCTTAGAACTCCTGTGTTACCGTTGCGTTATTGAACAAATCACTACTGCTAACTTCTAAAGTATCGCTTAAAGCTGATTTTGTACTTGCTGTATGTGATTTTAATCCGTATGTTTTACCTGTACTAGCGTTAGTTCTAATTATGCCAAACGAACCTGATTCGGGACTACTAACACTTGATATTTCAGACCACACCTTGGTACTTTCATTGTAGATATGTAATGAAATTGCTGTTACATTTGGATGTGTTATTGCATCGAAACTGAATATTAAATCACGCTCACCACTAATACCTGTTGCACTAGGTTGGATTAAAATCTCAGTTAAGTTAGGTACAGGTGCGTAACCCACACTTGGGTAAATGATGTCGTACGCTGTATTGTATGTGTAACTTCCACTAGCAATCGCTGATAACGCATCTTCTTCAGTACCACCGACATCGGCAACAACAGCACTAAAATTACCTATATCAGTACTTGTTGATGTTTTAGTGAATGTTGTAGGCGTACCTTCACCTACTCTACCTACGCTCACTGAGCGTGCTGAGTATGTATTAGGATTACCTGAATAAGTGTTGTCGTTGTGTTCATCAGCGATAATACCGAATGTGTAATTGTTATTAAAGTTGATTTGTCGTACTCTAAAAGTACCATTGATACCTAGACTATCGTACTGCATTGTGAACACATCGTTAATCTCGAGTTCGTTTAGTGATGCATCGCCAACAAAGGTTAAAGTTTTACTTCTGTATCTTGAGCGAGCAAGTTGAACTTCAGCGTACTTTCGAGCAACACTTTCTGATGTTACGTGGTCTAATGCGATTTTCTGTTGATTAAGTCTGTCATTATCTTCACTTAAATAAGTTGCTTCATCAGCACTACCCGCAGTTGGTACTTGTAAATCTTCTGCTTGGTTAAATTCACCACCTCTATAAGTGATAACAACACTGTTGTATTTGCCTTTAACATTTTCTGCTTGTACTTCAACTTTACCGATGATTTTATCTTCATCAATAGTCATAACTGATGTTGATGTGCTACCGTATCTGCTTGTAGTTGAACGATTATCTTCTAAACTACACTTGTATCTACCTTGAACAAATGGTAACGCACTACGCATGTTTTGTAGAATAACTTTAACATTACTCAGTACAGTCTTATCTGTGAACAAAACAGCATCACAGGTCTGCGTTAAACTACTAGGTGCAGTGCTACCATCATCTAATTTATTAAAGCGTGTTGCTTCATCTTTAAACGATTTGAAGTGAATCGAATCATTACTCAGACCTTTACCGTAAAGTGGATTACGTAAATAATCAAGCAACACATTAACATTGTTAGTATTATATGATGTGGATTCACTTGCGTAAGCCGTGCTTCTAGTTGTTGTATCTGCAAACGAAGTTGCATTGGCAATCTTTTTACCTTGAACAACAACCTTAACATTCGGGATGCCACCGTTCCAAGGCGTTTTATCTCTATCTTCATTTTTCTCGACCTTGAACCATTTAAATCTGAAAGCGATGTAAGCAACGCCTTTACCTTGATGTGAATTAGACCAACCTGATGTTTCCTTCAACAATGTACTTGCTGATTGATTTTCAGTACCGTGAAATGCTTGAAACTTGATGTGGTCTACAAATTTACCTTTGAAGCCTGAATTGTAACTACTTCCATGACTAGTAGTGCCTTCCCACGCTAATTCATCATCGATATAAATCTTCTTAAAGCTGTTGATTTCACCTTCACAAATTGAAAGTGCAACATACAAGAACTTGTTATCATCACCTGCAGTTGTTACATACGCACGGGTGCCACCGACGGTTCGTTCACCGTACACAATAGGTATATGATTGTTAGTACCCGCTTTATTAAGTGAAACACCATCATTACGCTGAGAATCACCTGCACTAACTTCGAAACTCATTGCACTGTAGGTTATAGCCGCGGCTACAACACCAATTGCCGCGGCTACCACTAATGATGCACCAAAAGTGTACACAGCGACTACTGCTACGACTATACCGACAACTGCACTAACTAACGACTTAAACCAACCCATTACATTACCTCAAATGTTTTAACTTTGGGTTTATTGGTATCTTCAACTAAACCGTACTCGTAACCTTCGAACAAACTCGCAATGTACTCGTTCACATCGCGTTTTTTACCCCAATTCTTACACTGATTAAACAACGCTTTAGCTTTTTTGTCTTTATCTTTGATGGTATCATCGATGTAAACTGCACTTACAGCGAGAATAAAATCAGTTGTAAATCCATTCGACACCACTTGTCCAATCAAAATACCGTTAACCTTCTTATCGTCTTTTGAAATTAACACAACTGCGTTATCTTTCACCATTGCGTTTCTGATGTTGTCTTTTGCAACGGATTTAACAAACGGAAAATCAATACATCCTGCGTACTGCTCTAGTAAGTTAGTAATCGGTTTAATATCTTTTGCTACTGCTTCACGAATCATGCGTTCACCCACTTTAAATTATTTTGAATTCTTGATATTTGTGATTTATCAACACCGTACAACTCAGCAAACTCAACACCTGCGATACGCTTAGTTCTAATATCGTGTACTTGTTCTGTTGTTAGTTTCGATGCAGGATTATCTTCACCAAACATGCGTGCTTGTCTGTTTTTAGCACATTTATCATCCATGTTATCTTGATGTGTACCTACCTTCAAATGTCTAGGATTAACGCAACTAGGGTTATCACAGGTATGCATTACGAACAAGTTTTCAGGTATTTCACCGTTGTGAATTGTATAACTGAACCTATGTGCGTACATAAGTTTGTTATCAACACTAAATCTACCGTAACCTTGTTTATTTTTACTAGCCTGCCAATCCCAACACACCGAACTATCAGTAAAATCGAACTTGTTGAAGAATCGCGTTAATGTATTCCAATTAATATCTGATTTATTAATCATGATTTACCCCATTTCAAATCCTTAATTGCTTCGGTACTGTACTCGAAGAATTTATCACCCGGGAAAAAGCGTTGTTGACTACCATCGTTTGTTTTTCTACCTGATGTAAAATCAAAATCAGCAAAATGAGCCGATGTTTGAAATGTAACTGTACTAGTATCAGTACTATCAACAACAGTAGCACCTGTAAATCTACCCGAATACCAAAGCACAGGGTCTACAAGTGAACTTAAATCAGTACTACTGAAAAAAGCTTTGTAAATGCGTATTTCTTTATGTAAGTAGTTGTCTGATAATGCGATGTTTCTAAAAGTATCAGGTACACCTGTGAAGGTAATGTTCACCGTTCCAATGTTAGGTTGCTCACGCTCATTAACAGCAGTGTGTTCCATGAATTTACCTTGTGCGTAGTATGTTTGAGTACCTGAACTAGTATCAGTTGTAGTAGTTAAATCATAACCCGCACTCGTAAAGTACAGTGGAGTATCCAATTCCAATTCAACTAAATCAGCAAGTATAAAATTACCGCTGTTCAGTATCGCTAATGTTGATGCATCTAAACCTCTAGCCATTACAAACTTTCCTGTAGTTTAAGTGCAATTGTTGCGTTACCATTAAGTACATAGTTAACTTGTTGGTCTTGTTGAACGTTAAACACTCTAAATGATATATCTTTAAAAACAATCTGCTCACCGTTACTAACAGGTGCGAATAAGTTAGGGTAGAAGTTAATAGTACCACCACCCGTTCCATCAATAGTTACATCATCGGTTACTTTATAAACCTTGGTATGTCCACTGAATTTGATAAAATCACCTGCTAACAAGCACTGTGTTTCATCTGCACCTATTGCCGTGAATAGTCCACTAGTAAAATCAGTATCGAATGTGATACTACTAGCACCAATACTAGCACTTGCAGTTGTTAACATTGTTTCTGATGTTAATGGGTTTGCAGTAATAACATCATTGATACTACCATCAGTACTACCAATTTCAGGTATCACGATGTCGAAATCATACAAACTATTGCGTTGTTTGTTTAAAAACGCCATAATAGGTTTTGCTTGTGCTCTAGTTAAGTTAGGGTAGGCAATATCAAACTTAAAGTAGTGTGATAGTATCTGCTTACGCTGTGATTTACCCGATGTAGAAATCGTTGATACTGTGGGCGTAATTTCAGTAACTCTAACGCTTCTAAAACTGTTATTTGGTAATGTACCTGACATAGTTAATCCTTATAATCGTGCATCATAGCCCGCATCTTCATGCGCATTTCTAATCATGCCAATAATCATATCTTGGCGTTCTGCTATTAATTCATCAATACCACTTGCATCAACTGCATTGATTTCAAATGTAATATTAGTAGTGCTACCGTTCTGTAGTTCACCGTTATTTACGATACTACCTGTTTTACCCGGCACAAACAACTCTGGCCCTTTCTCACCAACCATGTAAGGCTTGTTACCTGTTACAGTACCACCGAATTGTCTACCTTGGTATTGCTGTGCTCTAATAGTCGCTACATTCGCTAAACCCGATGCTAGAACTACTGCACCTGTAATAAGACCGAATACACCACCTTGTGCTAACGCCTTGGTAACACCTGTCATGGTGTTCATGATTGCATTAGCGATGTTAAATGCTTTAGCAAGTTCAAACGCTTTACGACTATGTTGTCCTAATGCAGTAAGTGCTTCTGCACCTTGTTGAATTGCCCATTGAGTTTTTTCTGTTTCTGTTTTCTTGTTGTAATCAGCTTCATCTTGTGCCATCTTCTTCGCTGATGCAGTACCGAAACCTTTGTTTCTGAATTCAACTTCGCGTAGTTTTTGTTTACGCTGAGCAAGGCGTTCTTCTAACTTGATTTCAAAGTCGTGCTTGCGTATTAACGCTTGTGTTTCTCGGTCTAAGTAACCAACTTTATTCGCAAGTCTTGCTTCATCGAGTCTATCCATCAACTCGTTCTGTGATTGGCGTAGTTGTGCAGTGTATTCACCTGCAGTAATGTCCATGCGTTGTTTAGAAGATAATGCATCCCACATTCGTTGCTTATCTTCTTCATTCCACTTTTTCTGCTGTTCTACTTTGAGTTTTTGTTGTGCAATGGCATTTGATAATTCAGTTGCACGCCATGCTCTATCCCATTTTGCACTTAATGCATTACCAACAATTAAACCATCTTCTTTAATTTTGTTTAATGCATCTTGTTGTTGTTTAGTTTTTGCATCAATACCTTCTTTGGATGTATCATCACCACCAAAAGCATCAGCAAATGCATTTCTAATACTTGCTTTTCGTCGTCTTGAATACGAGCGAATTTTTTCTTCTTCAGCTTTACGATGATTTTCTAAGTCTTGTAAGTAAAGTCTGTTTAATTCAAGTACTTCACTTCTTGCACTAGCAATTCTTGCTTTAGACCTAACCAAACCTGTAATTGGTCCCGACAATGTTTCACCAATTGTCATTCCTTTGTCCATTTCTTGGAATTCTTTAGTAGCTTTTTTAATTAAATCAGGGAATTGTTTAAGTCTTTCTTCAATTGGTAGTTTCTTAATTGATAAGACTGCATCTTGTGCAATAAGGTATTCAGTTAACGAAGTTGAAGCCTTATCAACAATTTTCGCAAGTGATGTAAACGCACTACTAAGTCCGCTCGATTCCATGATTGTAGAAATTAATTCATCGGCTTTCATACCTGCGTTAGACCAAGCAACAGCAACAGTGTTTGCTTGTTCAGCGGCTGTACCTGCGTACTCAGTACCTAATACATCAAGTAAAGTTTCTGTTATTTCTTTAGCACCTTCGGCTGATTGTCCGTACTTGGATACTTGTAAACGAGTTAGTCCTAATTCTTCTTGTAAAACACGCCAAATTGGAATACCTCTGTCTGCTAGTTTGTTTAAGTCATCAAGTTGAAGTCCACCTGCAGTAGTTCTTGAAAATAAGTCTGTAAGTGCAGTTAAACTGCCTAATTGGTCAGTTGTAATAGCCGCAATATCAGCAAATTGAGTTAGTTTTTCACTAGACCCTTCAATACCTGCTGTTTGTAACTTAACAAAAGCCTCAGATAATGCAATTACATCAAACTGTGTTTTACCTGCTAACGTTGATAGTTCGCTAAACTTAGCATAACCTTCACCACCAGTAACTTTGTTTAATGTTAATTGTATTTGTTGGAATCCACCTGCAAGTTTAATTAAACTGCTACTCGCATCTCTAGCATGAGCACCTAAGTTAATTAAACTATCTAGTTTTACAGCCGCTAAATCACGATTAAGTTTTTTAATCGCTTGTGTTGCTTGTTTAGTATCTGCACCTATTTTTAAATTAGCATCACTTCTAGCCATATTTTTTAACCGCCTTTTCTTCTAGTTCTTGTTGATGCTTGAAGTACGCTAAGTGTAGTTGAATATTAAAATTGGACATTGTTGATATTTCATCGTAAGTTTTGTGAAGTTTATCGCACAAGAACATCACGTTCATCAAATCAACATCCTCAATTAGTTTTTTTCAACTTCCTCAATCGTAACTTCGGCACTAGCCATAGCATCAGCTATTTTATAAAGTATTTTAGGGTCTACTTCATTCATCAGTTCAGGCATGTTGTTGGTATTAAACATAGGCGTTCCATCTTTGTTCAATGCACGCATAATAATACCCATTGCAAGTCCTTCTTGCATCTTACCTTCATCGTAGTACTTGGAAATTTCTTGTAACTTTGCGAATGTTGTAACAGGTCTAAAATATACTGTTTCGTTTAACTCTTTAACTTCAACACTTTGTAATTCTTGCGTTAAACATGTGTTGAAATGTTTTTTCGCTTTATTTAAAAAACTCATTTAAATTTACTCCTTATTGCTTTTAATGTTGGGTTTATAATGCCATTTCTTGCTTGACTACTATAACCGTTGTCCAACAAATTAATGTAGGGTACTTGGTTAGTGATGTGAGTACGCATACCTTTGCCTACTAACTTCCACCCACGCTTTGCGAAGCCCGGGTGTCCTGCTTGTTTTTTACCTTTGCTTTTATCGATTGGTGTAAACTCGATAAGTTTTTTTCTAGCAAAGCGCATTATGTCTGTTATTTTTTTAGCACCCGCTGTATTAACAGTCTTAGACATGTTAGGTGCGTTCACAACTAATTTAGCGTGAACTCGAATAGGGGACAAGCCCAACTTAATGGGCTTATCGTTTTTCTTGAAAATAGCGTTCAGTGCAGACTTTCTAACTAGAAACCTTGCAACCGAACCTACAATCATAGGTACAGGCATATTAAGTAGCCACACCTAGTGTTAAGTCGCCAGAACCTTGCATACTAATATCACCTGTAACTAACGCATCTGTACTAGATGAAACTGATAGTCCTGTGATAATAACATTGCCTGATAACTTAGGTTCGCCACCTGTACTAGCACTAGGGTATGCTACAAAAGCAACCTCAGCATCAGTGTTAATAGCGGTGTTTATAGTGCCTTGGTCAGCTTCGTTGTAACTGATAGTTGCAGTTGCAGTCCACTCTTTCAAGCCTGACATAAAGGTTTTAGTGTTGTCGCCCATTACAGTTGATTCAACTGTATTAACCGTGTAATCAACACTAATGTTTTGTAATTGGCCAATCGCAACAGCGTTAACCGTTAACGACCCTTCTTGACCTGTGTAATGATTTGCCATCTTAAATTACTCCTTGTTAGATGTTTTGGTATCTTTTACAGTTGATTTAGGTGTTGATTTAGTTTGAGCTGAATCAACAGCCTTCCACCCAATCGCTTCCCAACTCTTAACATCATCACTATTGATGGTGCGAGTATCAGTACCGTTCGTGATTCTTATATTCATGGTGTACCTCGTGTGTAAACATAATGTATTTCAATAGTTAAATCCACTCTACCAACTGTTTTCTGTTCATCGACTAAATCGAAGTTATCAACAGCAACAGTAGTAAGTTGTGTGTTTAATGCAAGACCGTTTCGTGTTCTATCAGCATCAATTGCTACTTCAACATCTTCGATTAATCGATTGCGTAAAGTATCAATTTCGCGTTTAGCACCTGAAACAAAGCCCAATAATGTAATGTCTAAGAACGATTCACGCGTACCTGAAGTACCTGTCATCGTTAAATCGCTTCTTGTTTCATCACTAGCACCAACAATAACAAGTGGGTATTGTTGTCTTGAAAAATCGCTTTCGCTTAATATTTTTCTCGACACAAACCGTATGTTGCCGTTGTTGGCATCGCGTAGTGTTGAAACTAAATCTTCAACAATTTGTTCTCTTAAACTCATGATTATCTTCGCATGTACACTGAAGTTTTAACGGATTTCTCTTTGTTAGTGATAGTTGAATCACCATCACTATCGTACTCAACACCATCGGCTAAGATGGCATCAAATTCTTCTTCAAAGCGAGTTCTGTAAAACTCCATTGCACTTGTAAACTTATCGCCTTCAACAAAATCAGACAACTTAGGTAGAATGTAATAACTCAACACATGGTATACAGACGCGTTCTTAAACTGCGAATCAGTTAGTTTGGTATTATCCATCTCTGATGTACTGCTAGCGTTTTTAACACTTTGCAGGTACATCGGATACCAATCAATTCTCAATTTGCGTTGTATATCCGCTTGTGTTCTAGCATGGTCATCACTAAAACTCAAATTGTCGTAATCCTGTAAATCAGGAAACAACTCTTGGACATCTGCGTCTGTACTATATGCCATTACGAATTAAACAATAGAATCAGAAGTTAATTTAACACCGTAAGTATTGTGAAGAATTCCTTCAGCCCAAGTACCTGTGGTAACAATTTCTGAAGCACGTAGACTAGCATTACGCTCAATCTCAGTACTAACACCTCTGTCCGCTAATGCAATTGCATCACGCGCGAATACAGCACCAATTGCATCACCACTACCATCAACTTGTACTGATGTAGATTGGAATACATTAACACCTGCTAATTCACCAACAAAACCGTTACGCATTACAGCTTCTGCTGTTGCCGCGTTTGATTGTGGAATGAATGAGTTAGTTAGCGCGTTTTGTACTGCGTAAACTTGAGCAGGATGTAACACTGCTACAATTTCACCTGTTACATTATTACCACGCAAAGATGCTACTGCTTGGAAAATGTGTGATGGTGTTAATTCTGCACCTGCACCCGGCCCTTTCTCAGTACTGAATGATGTGAACAAACCTGAAATATCTTGGTCTTGTCGCTTTGCTACACCTGAACCTAGGTAATTGATAATGTCCATGATGTTGTTTCTATTACCAACACTAGCAGATAAGTCTGTTAAAGTTGACATTAGAACATGCTCAGACACCGTCAAATCAAGGTCTGTTGGTACAATATCAGTGTTAGTTGTGTAATCAGTACCTTCAGCAACTGCACTAGCAATAGTGTCTGTAGGATATACAGGTACTTGTGTAGTAGTAGTTGACATTGGTGCGACTACATTCTTAACTAAATTTTTTAAGATGTAACTTTCGTTTGCTGTAAATGAGATGTCTGTAATCATCTCGTTGAATAACTTCGTTAATGAAGTTGTTGTGATTTCGTTTGCCATTTTATGACACTCCTATAAAATAAAAAATAATGTTTGATTAGGCATTACGTTTATAGTCTTTGTACTGTTGTCTTATAACAGGGTCTGACATATCTGCATTAGTCCAATCGATTTTCTCAATTCCCGAAGTTTCGGTGTTGCTACTAGTTCCGCTACCCGCAACACTTGCTTTAACGAAGTGTGGGTTAGTAGTTAGAAATTCGTTAACTAACTCGTCAACAGTGTATTTTTGAGCATCTTTGTTATATCGTTGATTACCTGTTGTCAAATCAATTACTTCGATGTTGCCATCGTTGAATTTAACTTGATTCTGTAACAACTGTACAACTTGTTCGGGATTGATTGCGTTCATGTTGCTCGCACTACCCAAAATACTCATGTCTACTTTTTCTACTCTAATTTGCTCTTTCAAAGCACTAATCTGATTCTGTAAAGGTGCTACGGTTTCGTTTAACAATTCATCAAACTTACCTTGCTCTTTTAGCATCAACTGTTTAGCGTTTTGCTTTTCTTGAACTAGTTGATTGTATAATTCAACATCAACATCATTGTATTCATCACGCACTTTCTTTTCAGCTCGTGCAATTCGCGATTGTACAATATCGTTAACCTTAGATTTTTCAATCATTTCTACCTGCGCTGTTTGTGATGTTGCAGTTGCATCAATATCCTGAGAATTTTCAGTTTCAGTTACTTCTGACATTATTTTTTCCTCTTATGTTCGAGTTGCCTACAAACGGTGTAGTTCCGTACCTGCTAAACGCAGTGTTGTATTGTATTTATATATTTACGTTAGTATCATCAACTAATGTAGTTTTAACTTCATTGGTATCGATTTCATCTAACGCATCTTGCAATAAGCCTTCTTCTTTGATGGCTAAATTAGCGATTTGCTTATCAATTTCTTTGTTGAAGGTATCACTATTAACATTTGATACTTTCGCTTGCTGTAGAAAGTTCAAATCAACATACTTGTCGCGAATATTGAATGAATTAGGGTAATTAATTTCACCATCGTAATTCACTGATACCATAGTTGCGAACATCTTGAATACTTGTTCTTCAAACAGCTCAAGGTTATCGGCTTTTTCAGCAAGTCTAGCGTTCAGTAGTTGAAATTCTGTTTCTAATGCAACACCTGATAGTTTTTTACTTTCAATTGCTCTAACACTACCCACATTCGCCATGATGTTGATTGCATCGACCTTATGTTCGATACTAGCCATGATTACAGCAATATCACTGTTACTATCTAAGAAGTAAGGTTTCAATGAAGGGTCTGTGTTTTCAGGGATTATGCATCTACCACCTGCACCTGGCCCAACTTGTACACCACTTTCACTTGCTAAGATACTGTGAACATTCAATCGAATTGCTTGTTCAACTTCGCTTCGCTCGTTGTAAATGGCTTTTTGATGTGTAGCGATGTCGCTAATGTCTGAATAACCTAAACCTAGTACATTACTTCGTCTAGCGTACAACGTTACTGCGAGTATTTTGTTGTAGGGATTAGGTACTGATTTAAGTAACTGTAGTTCACGCTTATTTTTGTGATTAACAATAACCGTATCAGTTTTATCACGGTAGAATATCTTGTAAACAGTAAAATCTACTGATGATGCTTCAATTACCTTCAACTCAGATAATTCAATTAAACCGTTGTTGGTGTACTCGTACTTCCAATCAACTACATTAGGTGCAGTGAACATACTCACATAAGGTCTAACATTAGCATCAATTTCTTCTGCTTGTGTTTTGAACTGAATATTAGGTCTGTCTAATACAACCCAACAATGTCCGTACACTGATGCTTGCTCATTCGCTTGTTTAACGAAGTTATTCCAACTACGACCTTCGGTATCACTATCTTTTAAAAACAACTCCAAGAACGGGTTATTTTGCAAAGAGCCTAGACTTCTAGTAACACTTTCTCTGAATAAGAAACTGTTGTAAATTTGAATTACACTAGCGCAGTGATTATCAATTGGTGTTTGTTGAATGCGTGCGTTGTAAGCATCATCGTTATCGATTTCACTTTCATAGCGTGTTAAGTATTCACCTTGTTTGTATGATTCACCACCTAAAAAGCTATCACTAAAGAATCGCCATTCATCAATGTGCTTATCGTACGCAGTGTGCTTTTGTTCTACTTGTTCTATTGTGTATGACATAATTAATCCTTAAAATGTTCTGCTTTCCCAACTCGATAGTTGAGCGTTTGTTAATGGTTCTACTTCGGTGCGAATTGGGTAGATAAACTCAATACCGTAGCCTAGTGCATCGTTTAAATGGTCGTAACCTGAATCTTTATCAGGTACTTGCGTGCCTTCTTTGTATTCTTGTTTAATCAAACAATTGATTAAAGTCTTGCACTTAGGACTAATCAACAACTTAGGTTTACCGTTAATAGGTGCTAATACACTATTTACCGCATTTATTCTATCTCTAACAGCGGGGTGCTTTCGCCTAACCTTCATGTTGAAACCTGCATTCTGCAAAATACTGTAATCAGTTCTACCTTGTGCAGATGTTTTGCGTTGTGTTGATGCAGGGTCGGGATACGCTGTAACTCGTTGTGTTTTGTAACGATTGCGTACTTCTTCGGCTAATTCATGTGTATTACTACCGTAAATGATAATTTCATCAACTGCGTGTAATCCAAAGTCTGTTTCAACTAATACAACTGCTGACATCGGATTGACATTGAAATCACAGAATACATTAATTGATTTAATCTTGTTAACATCGCCTTCGTACTCTTTAACATGCGTTTTAACATCAAATCCGTAGTAAATCTGACCTGCATAAGTTTCAAAACTTGCTTCATATTCTTGTCTGAATGTGCGTTCGTCTAAATCTTTGCGTGCATCAGCAATTTCTTCTTCAGTAACATTACCACCGTCTAATGTAGTGAACTGAAAACTAGCCCAATCATTGTTAGTTTCTTGACCTCTATTGTACAAATCAAATGACCAATTACCTTGACCTGCAGGTGTTGTAATAAACAATGCATTGCCTAATCTATCTGATAATGTAGGTCTTAGTACTTCAGTCCACGCTTTACTATCGGTGTAACTGAACTCATCCATTACAAGGTGGTCAAGTGCTACACCACGCATACTATCAAAATTGTTTGCACCTCGTAACGAGATGGTGCTACCGTTAACTAAATCAATACGCAAATCTGATTTGTTAATGTTTTTAACCCAATTTAAACTGCGTAGTTTGTTCGTAAGTGTATCCCACATCACTTGTTTTGCTTGTCGGTATGTGGGCGCAACATAAAAGCTGTTTGTGTGCGGTGTTGTTGCGTGTTTAGCAAGTTCACGCATTGCTAAGTAAGTTTTGCCAAATCTACGACCGCATACAGCGACTTTAAATCGTGCATCAGACTTAGTAATATCGATTTGACCTTTACTTAACGGCATGTTGCTACCTCAGCATTACAGCACTTAGTGCTATTACTAAATGATAATTCAGTAGTACAAGATGCTTCATGTTGAACACCTACATCTTCGATTACTTTATCAAAATCATCAGTCCACGGTAACGGTGCAATATCTTCGGTATCTAATTGCCCAGTATCTGACTGTTTTAGTAGGTTTTTACCTAACCAAATCAGCATAGTTCTATCTCTATCTTCAATTGCGAGTTTGTATTGCGCTTGTCTAATGTGATACTTAACTTCAACACGACCGCGTCTAAGCACATCACCGAAATATCGTTTAATATCGTCGGTAGTTACACCAAACCATTCCGAAATCTCTTTGTTAGTACAGTACAGTCGTGCTAGGTGAAGAACTTCTTCTTCATCAATCAATACTTCACCGTCTTTAGTTTCAATAATAAAACCTTTTTTAGTGACATCTTGTTCACCAAATGCAAGACTTTCTCTGAGCTTTTTAGACATTATGCAGTTCTATCTTTAACCAAGATGCGCATGTAACGCTCAAATGTATTACCATTAGCAGTTGTAATCGTGTTAGTTACACGGTAAATGTTTGTTAACGAGCCTGCGCTCAACAACACAACTGAATATCTATCAGTGTTTGATGATGAATCGACTGTTAATGCATTAGTATCACCTGCAATTGTCTGTGCAGTCCATGTGCTTGTTGCAATGGTATCGTTATCCAAAAACAAGTTACTAGGGTCTGCCCAATCAAATGTGTAAGGTACAACTTCGGTCGGGTCTTTTTCAAAATAAACACCTTCTCTATCTCTTTTAGCACCACTTCTCGACATAATAATTTCCTATATTAATTCGTTAATACTGATTGTTCGACTTTCTTCACCGATAACAATCGTTCTAGTTTCTTCACCAATCACAATCGTGTTGTGTGGTAGTACCGCTAACATGTCTGCATCAACATCATTACTCGTAATAACATTATGGCTAGCAGTTGCTTTGTGTAGCACATGAGCATCTTCTTCATTACTAAAGATTGTTGCGTGATTAACACTTGCTTGATGGTCTACATAGTATTCATCAAGTCTGTTACTGAACACAATACTAACTGTTGCGGTTGCTTTGTGTAGCACATGAGCATCTTCATCAGCAGTAGTAATTACGTTATGTGAAGCAGTTGCATTATGTTTTACTGAACAATCTTCATCGTTAGTGAATATTACATTTGAGTTGTTAGTAGCGTTGTGTTGTACTGAACAATCTTCATCTGTACTAAACGACATTTCAGAACTACTTGATGCGATATGTCTAACACTAGCATCTTCATCACCGATTGCAATTGTGCTGTGATTTAATTGGTCTAAACCTTCCCAACTTAACCAATCAGTCCAAGTTGATTCATCAGTCCACACATAATCAATCGGTGTTGATAATGTGATGTGATTACTACAATCTTCATCGTTACTGAATGTTAAATCATATGTAGCACTACCAAATACAAGCGTTTCATATGTTGCTGTACAACTAAAGACTAAATCATTACTTGCACTTGCGTCTAATGTTAATAGTGTTGATGATGTGTTACTAAATTCAATTGCTTGTGAAGAAGATACCGCACTTCTTAGCACTGATGGTGTATCTGTATTAGTAAAGTCTAATGTTTGCGTTGAACTAGCGTAATGTCTAACACCTAAATCTTCTTCACTTGAAGTAATAACTTCATGGCTAGCACTTGCACTGTGATGTGTGTTTGCATCTTCTTCATTACTGAATGTTAATGCTTGTGATGATGATGTATCAAGGTAATTGTGTACCGTACTAACATTACTGAACACTGTATCAGCACTACTTGATGCTGATTGAGTGACACTCGCATCTTCATTGATACTAAACACTACACTCGTACTTCCCGAAGCAGGTCGATTAACGCTTATATCTTCATCGTTACTAAACGATATTGCACTTGAGCAAGTTGCGTAATGTCTAACACCTAAATCTTCTGTAGAAGCTGAAACGATGGTATGACTAGCACTTGCACTGTGCACAATAGAAGCATCTTCATCACCACTGAATACAATTGCGTTTGATGATGAAACTGATGATGAAACTACAGCAACATCTGTACTCGAGAATGTTAATGATGAAGATGCAGTTGCAGGGATACTATTACTTGGTGTTGCTGTACTAGTAAACTCAATTGCTTGTGAAGATATTGCACTTACCGTATTTGAACAATCTGCAGTAGAAGTGAAATCTAATGTTTGTGTTGATGATGCGTAATGTCTAACACCTAAATCTTCTGTATTAGCGGTTATTACTTCATGGCTTGCGCTAGCATTATGTACAACAGAAACATCTTCATCGTTGGTAAATTCAATCGCCTGTGATGAACTTGATGATGTTGTATTAGTAGCACTTGAAGTATTAGAAAAAGCTAATACTTGTGATGAACTTGATGATGTTGTATTAGTAGCACTTGAAGTATTAGAAAAAGCTAATACTTGTGATGAACTTGCATTATGCGTAGTTCCACCTAATACAACAGTAGCATCTTCATCCATTGTAAACGCTGTAACAGCACTACTTGATGCTGAATTAGCGTTACTACAATTTTCATCGTTAGAAAAAGCTAATACTTGTGATGAACTTCCACTGTGTGTAGTTCCACCACCACTCACAATAGTAGCAGTTGCCGTCGATGTGAAAACTAAGCGTGGTGATTCAGATGCGTAACCTGTTGCTACATATCCATCTGCTACATAATTTGTGAGTGATGCTAGTATTAAAGCCATTTGTTACCTTAATTAAGTGTATTCTATTGAATTATTCTGTGTAGTTTGGATTTTTAACCCATTTGTTAGTGAACATGTACTTACTAGTACCAAAGTCTTTTGGTATATTAGTAGTTGTTTCAACTACATTGTCTGTTAAGTATGCATCAAATGCACCTTCTGCACTATCAGGTGCAAAGTTCAACACCATTCTGTCTGTTTTTCTAACTAATAATTGCATTACACATCACCTCTTTGTAAAATTGAAGTTGTATTAATTGCTTTACCTATCGTGTAAATCGACGAGGAATCTTGAGCATCAACTAAATCACCTGATGAGTTTATGCCATACATTTGTCCAGGTGTTAAACTCGCATGTACTGTAGATAGTCCACCTTTTAATTTAACTGTTTGTGTAGTACCATTAGCACCACCTGTTTGCAATATACCTAAAGGTAATACATCATTGATATTAGATGCTGTACCACCAACTTGATAAACAGTAACTTGTTGAGGATTTGGTGGCCATCCACCACCAATTTCAACAACAGCACATTGATTAGTATGCGATGCTACATTGTAATATGCAAGTGTAGGATAACGAAGTTGTTCGTATATCTGCATTGAATACCCACCTGCACGACTAAATGTATTAGTTGCTCTGTCTATACTAATACCAGTAACTTCACCTTGGTCATTATTACTCCATCTACGACAAACCATCATACCTAATGTTGAATTAATAGGGTCGAACTTAAATGTAAGACCTTGTGCATCATCATTATTATTAATAATTGAATTATTAGTAACATCAACAATTGATGTACCTGAAATACCAAAGTACAGAATCCATTGTTGACCACCATTGTTGTAACTTATTGCAAAGTGGTCAGGGTTATGTGGGTCTGCTTCAAGACGGTCAGGACCATTCCATGTTTCGTAAATATTGTATGTTGCACCCACAGTTAAGTTGTAACTTGCATCATAAGCAATACTAGCAACTTTCATCCATTGAGTGTTTTCATCTTTGTAGGCAAACCATAATCCACCATCACTTGTATAAAATGGACAACCTGGTGCACTCCATTGATTCAATGGTAACTCATTCCACAAGTCGAGTGGTGGACCTACAATGTGATTATTAATATTAGCAACACCATCACCACCAAATGTACCTGCTACTAAAGGTTTATGTTGGTTATCATTGCTGTCATATGTTGAAACAGCGAATTTCATTGATGGTTTATCCAAGTAGTACTGTCTACCATCCCAATTACGATTACCGTTGTTATTGTCGTGAATAACGAACTCGTTACCCATAACTCCATTCCAACTATTATCTGGAGTGCCTACATTACATGCCCAACCTGATATTGTGCGTTGGTTAATGTTATCCCAATCGTTGTGATGTGCTAACACATAAACACAAGTCCATTCAGTGTCTGATACTTCAACAAAATCTAAGTTATTCCAACCATTACCATCACCATAGAACTCATAGCGATTACCCGTGTGTACACCATCAACGGTGTATTGTATCAACTGAACATTTCTACCACCATTAACAGTAACTAAGTAGTCGTTTGATGTAGCAATTGATTGTTTACCACCACTAGTCCAATCTGACCATGGTTCGCCACCTGTGTAGGTGAATTTTTTAGCCACACCTGTTACTGTTATGTTTGCACCTACTTTAACAACTGTGTTATCTGAGTTGTATGCAACAACCTCACCTGCAAGCATACTTTGACCAGTAATTGTCATTTCTGCTGTTAAATCACCTGCTGATGAGCCACCACCACCGCCACTAATAGTTTGTGCAGTCCATGTGCTTGTAGCATTATCGTACGCTAGTGCTTGTCCATCTGTTGGTGTTGTTGCATTAACATTACTTAAATCACTTAATGATTCGCCTGTAATGTTTTCTAGTTTATCAGTGTTTAAGTTAGTAAAGTTATCGTCTAATTCATTATGTGATAGTTCTGAACCTTTACCCGCTCTTGTTGTGATACTAGACATGAATACACTCCTATATAATAAGTTAAGAGAGTGCAGTTAAGCACTCTCTAATATTGTTACGCTAACGAGATTGAAATATCACCAATCGGGAACTTCAATGTATCACCGTTAGTTACAGTCTTATTCTCGTCTAACGCATCCCAAAACAGCATATTGCCTGCTGTAGATGCATCGAAGATACCGTAATGCGTTGCTGTAGCATTCCAATTCGCTGTTGCTGTTGGGAAATCAATGCTAGCATCGTTAGTACAAGTACCTGCGCTTGCATTAGCAAATTTACCTGTTGCATTAGCACGAGCGTATCCACCTGTGCTTGCTAACTCTGAGTAAGTGCCTGCATCTGTTGGCAATGCATCAAACATAGCGATGTACAAGTTAGAACCTGCTGTCATTGCTCTAGCACCTTCACTGAATATATGGTCTGCTACTTTCTGCTCAAGATAATCAGTTGCTGTACCTGAAACAGTTTGCGTTAGTTGTCCTGCACTAATTTCAAATGTGTCATTTGTAGTAACTGTTTTACTAACATCAAGTGCACCGTGACTGATTTGATTGCCACCTGTAGCGGCATCGTAAATTGCTAGGTGTGTAACAGTACCCCATCCTGCTGTTGCAGTTGGGAATGTCACAGTACCCGAAGTAGTAACAACACCATTAGTTGTACTTGCACCAAATGAACAAGCGGTAGCCGCGTAACTACCACCACTTACTTCAGTACCACCACCCGTATCATCGGTTGCTGATGTGTATAAACGCACAAACAAAGTCGCTGGACTTGTGAACGCACCATTACCCAGAACGTGGTCTAGGATTTCGTTTTCAATATAATCACTTGCTTGTGACATAATAATACTCCTGTGTATAAAAACATGTTTTTACTCAATTAAATTAACATCATGAGTGAGTAACTTTCATGATGCTTATATTGCAATTTCTAAATTAATTCTCTGCGTACCGCCCTAATATGAAATTCGAGTGGTGGGTTTGGGTTAGCAGTAGTTGATATTGAAACTTGATTCATATCGTTATTGGTAGGATTTAAAATCCAATGCGAAGAACCTGAACTTGTACTTGAACTGTGTAAATCATTAGAGAAATCTTCACTAACAGGCATTCTATGTCTAGCATAACTTGCGAGCGTGAGTTCATCTTTACTTGGCCAATACCAATCATCATATCCGTTTAAGGTTGAGCCTACTGCAATGTATTTTCTATTACCACCTGCACCTGTTACCAAACCGTAACCGGGTGTGTAACCCACTTCGTTATAATCCCACCAATAAAAGTTTGCATTACCCGGTACTGAAGATACATCAGTCCAAAATAAGTTGCCTGAGTTCATCCAACTACCATCACCATTGCTGTATTGTGCTGAGTTTAACCAACCATCGCTAGTGCTAGTACCTGCATCTGAAGCTGATGTGCTTGAACTGATGTGGTCGTAGAAATAAGGTTCGTACAAGTAAGTACCTGTAGTATTCCAAATCGCGTAATCAGTGTACACATCAGACTTTCTACTTAAAATAATTTTATAAGTGTTAGCACCTATTGTGTGATTGCCTATGTAATAACCACCGTTGTAAGCATCACCTACACACAAATTGATGCTACTATCGCATCCCTTTGCAGTCATGAGTTTACCTACACCTAAAGACATTAAGCAAAACCTTGTTGTGCGACGAATCCTAACACTGTATTACCGCCATCAATAGACATAAATGAAACTACATCATTACCCGATACTGAAAAAGATGGTGTACCTGCATCACCCCAATCAACAGAACTTGGCCAAGTAATATTGTTACCACCGTTGCGAATATGCATTTGCCATGTCGCTACCTTGCCTGTGCTTGGTATGTTACTAAATGTGATTGTGGTCGCACCTGTTATTGTTTTGGTGTGTACTGTGCCTGCACTGAAATCAACATCGTTAGCGGGCATAGCAACTACTGTTTCAAAGTAATTGCGATGTTCTGCATCTTGTACTAGATTACCTTGACAATCTAAATCACCACCTAACTGTGGTGTAGTATCTTCTACCGTGTTTTGTAAAGCTGAATTTAACTTAGCACCATCACCCACTGCAAATTCATCTTTAATAGCATTAACATTGTCCGCCATCTGTTTAATATCAGCACGCGCTAGTGCGGGGTTATCCCCACCTGCATCCATGTTTGATGTTGATATTGTTGTAGTTGGCCAAGTCATTGCTTACTCCCTATTTTAAATCTCGATTGTACTATTTATTAGTTTCAGTAACAAATTCGTAAATCTGTTTATAACTAAATTTATCTGTTTCGAAAATACCATTCATGCGCTTAACAAGTTTGCGAATATCACTTAATCTTGTTAGCACTGTAGTAGGATGATGTGATTGCTTATTGGGTGCTTTTGTTTTCATCGTACAAGGTTTACCATCGTGCATTAATATGTAAAGGTCTGTATCGTAAATAGTGTATTCAGTACCATCAATATCAGCTTTTTCATCAGCAACACGAAAGCGATTTTTCTTATCTAACCATTTCTTATTTGAGTATTTACCATAATAAGCAGGTCGCAATATGTGGATGTGCTTAGGTTTTATCGGTGTTTTCATGTAGGTATTTACACAAAATTGAATTTACTGTATTTATTATGTCGTAAATTCACTAAATAAGAGTTGGTGGTGCGTGTTCTTTTAATGTTAATGCCATAATGTTTTTTCCTTGCACGCATTACCTTCTTATTAAACAACCGTGTTTACGCTTTCTGAGCGTGTTTACGGTGATGATTGTGATTGAAGGTGCATTAGGTGCATTAGGTGCATTAGGTGATGATTGTGATTGAAGGTGCATTACGGTGCTTGATTATGGGATTGGGGGTTAAATGTCGATAGAAGAAGTACTACAGTTAGTTCAAATAATAATAACATTCGCAGTAGTTCCAATAGCATGGCACTACACTACATTCGTTAATGATTTTAAAAAGCTGAAAGGTACAGTTACTAACTGCCAATTAGAGTTAGCACAGAATTACATCAGTAAAGATGATTTTAAAGATGATTTACATAGAATCGAATCTCAACTAGACCAAATCTATCAATTATTACAAAAGAAGCAGGACAAGTGATTTGTTCTTGTGTATAATTGCACTCAGAGCAATATACGTATCCTTATATAGTTAAAGTTAGTTCAGTACCTACTAATCGCTCGAAAAGGTACTACCTAATTCAACAAATCGAATAAACTATTAAAGTGTTTTTGGACAATCTTTGTTGTACAAATCAATCATTGTTTTTGTTTTTGTTTTTGGCTTTAGGTGATGCTACTTCGTCGTAGTACTTCTTTCGCCATGCCTTGTGTTTTTCAGTTTTTCTGTATTCTTGCATGTACTTGGTAATGTATTCTCGGTGTGCATCACCTCTTTTAGCACGGTACTCGCGTTGCCATTTCGCTTGTTCGGCTTTCTTGGTAGGGTCTTTCTTGTAACGCTCATCTGTGAGTTTTTTGCATTCAACACAATACCTACCTTTAACTTTACGGTGATAATGACCTCTAGCGCAAGGGTTGTCGGGTTGGTAGGTATCTAAACCTAAATCTACTGCTTCTTTGTATTTCATATGTGTTTTAGTACGAGTAACACGATTCTATCGATGTCACCGTTATTGTGGACTTCATGTGTTGGTCTGTAATCAAATGTAGTGAACTCACCTTCCGTGAACGGTAAGCGAGCACCATTAGTGATAATGTAACTATCTTCTGCTTGTAGTGTTAAGGCATAAGTGATACAGGCGTTATCATGAGTATGTGGTTTAATTGAACTATGTGCTTTTAGAACTGAAAACGATGATGCTAGTGCGTGGACATCTTCAGTTAGTTTAGTTGTGATTGGGCATTGCTCTCTGAAGTAGTTAATTTGCTCTTGTGTAAAAACATCCTTATCTTCTTCTTCTACTTTCAAAGGTGCGATATACCAATCGTCACTACGCCAATCATCGACTTTTAAGTGATTGGTAATAGCAAGACCTTCTTGCTTGATAATCTCAAAGTTTTCTCTAAGTAACGAAATCATTCAGTTAAGTCTTTGAAAATCGTTTCTCGGTCGGTCGTAACGAACTGCTTCAGTTGTCGCATTGGTGAATAAGTAAAAAGCTCTTGGTGTGCTGTGTCGTACTCAGTACCTTCTAACTTGTGAAGGTGTTCTTCGATATGACGAATGATGAAATGGCACATTCTAAGTTGCTTGAAGATGCCTATTTCAGCTGTACTGATTGCTAAGGCTTCTTCACTAACGTCTAACATGGCAGGTACATCGTTGGTATCAGCCCAATTACAATCAACTAACTCTAAATCATCAATGTTGTGTTTAGAATAAGCCTTGTTGTTTGCACTTACGAAAATACTCCAAGTATCTTGTTCGATTTGCTCAGTGTAAGTCTTGTGCAAATCAAGCAGTGCTTCTTTATTGTAGAAATGCGGGTTTTTCAATATCTTGAAAGTTAAATCCTTGTCCATGTAAATCCTCAAGTTCAGTAAGTTCAGTTCTTAAATTTGGTGCGATTGTTGAGGATTAACTTAGTGCAATAACACTTAATATAGGAGTCCAAGAACACCGAGTTACAAATCAACAATCTAATCGAAATGGGAAAATATAAAAAACCATTTCAACTACTATTAATTATACACGATTTATGTTGGTGGTATTTTTATTACTTGAAAAAACTTATCGAACATGAACTCCTGTTGCTCTGATGCAGTTGAAGTGTACCTGTGTTTTTCAAAGTCTGATTCGTACATTTCCCATCTGTCCGATAACCAATGAAGCATGTGGTGTAAATCGGTCTGACCTCTGAACTTCGCGTTAGCGTGTCTGTCGATGTGCTTGTGGAATATGTCTAAAGGTACAGACTTATCCCAATCTTCAATATTACCACAGCCGTCGTATTCATGAGCGTGTGCTTTATAAAACTCTAGGTAAGTGTTGAATAAGTCATTACTGACCATTGTGTTTTGATGCTCAACATCTGTTAGTGAATTGTACTCATTTTCGGACATGTAGAAGTAATCATCGTGTTTGTGTGCGTTAGTAGCAACTGAAACTAAAATCATATCGGATTTTGCTTTAACACAGAAGTCCTTTTTTAAATTAGGTTGCACCCATTCAGCAGTGTAATCATCAATGTAAGCGTAGCACTTACTTACGATAGTTTCATCACCTTGCCATTGATATTCACTAAAATCATACTCACAGCCAATGTACTCGCAATCAATATCGAGATTATAACCACTTAACCTATCCCAAAACAGAATATCTTTTAATCGGTCTTTAGTAATGACCTTTGATGTGTAAATCATTGTTGTACTCCCAAGTTTAGTGTGTTGAAGTTTTGTCGGCTTGTTGGTTAGGTTTAGTGGAGTTAGGTTTGATAAAGAACTCAACACGCCCACAGCCCTTACACTCCCAAAAGTGCGTTTGCTTAATTGTTATTTTTCCGCAGTTACAAATCATGATTTAACCTCAGTTATCTCAGCATCACTACTATCACAGAAGTAAATGTACGGTGATTGTGACCAATTTTCCATGTCTTTATGTCCAATTGCTAACTCGGTTAAATGTGCGGTGTAGTGGACATTTGTTTGTGAACTTTTAACACCATCTTCAAATGTGATTGTGCATTGGACTTCAATACCATCACAATCAATTAAATCACTGTAAACTTGTGCTTCATCAATCAGCTTTTTGCCATTGCGCGTTACGACTAACTTGTTGTCTTTTAAGACCTTGTAAACGACTTTCTTGATTGGTGATTTAAGCGATTTCTCATCAATCCACTTGTCGTAAAGATTTTCTTGCATTTGCGTTACCTTCTAGTTAAAACACTAAAGTATACACGCCTTTTGAGCGTAGTAACATGTTTTTAACTTTATTTACGCTAACTGTACTGAATTATCTGCTTTGTTTCAGCTCGTTCGTGATAATAATTTTTCAATAATTGCTCGAATGATTTGTCCTTCCAAACATTAGTATCTGATTTTTTATGGCTTAACATGAGATTGTAGTAATCTTCAACTTTACCTTGGTTAATTGCTTCGGCTAGTTGCTTAGGTTCGTATCTAGCGTAATCAAGCACACCTTTGAATCTGAACTTATTAGAATCTTGTGTGATGTACATGACCTTCTTTGCAGTTGTTTCGATTCGCAATTGTCCGTAACTGAAAGTTTCTTTAACATTAACAGTTAAATGTCGTTTAATGCGTAACCATGTTGTACCTAATTTGTGATATGTGTTCTTTTGTCGTGTGTTCATTATAAATCCGTAATTGAAATAGTCAAGTCCATTTTACTGAATCTTTGCTTGATAATGTTAATATCTTTGGTAGTGATATTATCAAGGTAAACGCCATCATGCACTTGTAATCTAATATTATCGGTGTAGCCTTTCAGTGCAGTATTCATGGCCTTCGCTTCAAAGCGTTGGTACAGATAAGTGCAAACCCTACCCATCTGTAATGGCTGTTTCATGTCACCATCTTTATGTAGGTACGACTTGGTGTTAAGGTCTTGATTGTTATTGAACATTTTTTTATGCAGTTGTGTAACTTCTTTACAGTACATGCGCATGAATGAATGTCGGTACGCTCGTTTCATTTGTACAACATCAACAACACCACGACTTAGTAGTTTGTTGAAGCCATGATGTATTACCGTTAAACTTGCACCTAACCCAACTGCTGTGATGATTTCCTTTGCCTTGTCGATATTTTCTTGTGTAGCAACACCATATACGTGTTTTGCTAAATCAAATCGAATCTTCTTCTTAAATGAATTAGCTCTTAGTTGTCTTAGCGATTTAACCTCAACACCGTACTTGTCCGCTTGTTGAATTAGATAGTTCGCACTGCACGCATTAATATCAATCTCAGTACAGCCTTTAAAACAAACATTGCGTACTTCTTTATTGGCGTTCTGTAAGTTAGTGTATTTCGACCCACGGTAATACTTGCGACCCGAATGTGCGTACGATACTGCTAGTGGTATATAACCTTTAACTGAATTAACCAACAGCAACTGCTTAGCAACACTTTTTAGTTTTTCATCAGTCGTGGTGTTTGTGAAGTACAGCAATGCAGTTTCATTGATTTTGATTTTATCAATCTTAGCATTGATAAACACAGTCTTAGTAGAGCCTTTTTTAGCTTTTGTACTTTTGGTAGTGATTTGTTTAAACGAGCCTTGTTGTTCAATCATATTAACAATGTACACGCCATCATTCAAAGTAATGTATTTGATAACTGAATTGAAATCATCATCAATTAGTACTGTACTAATACCAATCATATCATTACCTTGAATTTGAACTTTCAATAATGGATTTACATCTTGCATGATTGTCCACATAGCAATCGCTGTGCCTTTCTTCTTAACACCTTTTGTTTTTTTGAACTTACCATCAATCGTAACATCTTGTTTGAACTTAACCTTAATATCATGAAAGGTTCGTCTATAAAACTTAGTACCAAATGCAAACCTGTAACTTCCATTATCACAATCTCTACTAAGTGATTTCTGTACCAACTGCTTTACTACTTCATCATAAATGATTTGAATTGCTTTACTTGCTTTGGTTACTGAGTAATTAAACTTACATTCTACTAGGTCTGATGTCTTAGTAATGTAATCATGCCTATGTCTATTAACTGCAATGATGTTCTTGTTAATACACTTGGTTAGTAGTTGGTTAGTGCTTGGGTTTGTGTTGGTATTAGTTTCAATCATGTCTGTGTGTTTCTTGCTAAAGTTTAGTTACTATTAACGAGGTGTGCTGTGCACACCGTCGTGATGTAATAGTGCTTGTGTTTTGTGCTGTAATTGCTTGTGTATTTCCCCTATTATAAACGGTTTTTTTTTTGGGTGTTTTTCTATTTTTTACATTTAGAACTAAATGAATTATACACTAATAACTGACTTGTAGCGTACATCATGATTTGCTAATACACTTGCTCATATTGTAGTCCGTAATGGACTCAGAAATACACCAATAATTGTACTATTTGCGCTCGGTAGATTTACGATAATCGAGCTCGTAATCTTCAACACTGAAATCTTGCATATGTCGATTGTTAACTAAATCTTCAGCACCACAGAACTCACAGACATCTGCACTGTGAAGTGTTACTACCTTGTCCTGTAACTTACAGAAATGTTTGAATTGTTGCACGGTTTCACCTTCTAAATGTTTTTTATTATTATACACCTATTTACGGATAACTATTATTGATGCTTGAAAAACAAACAACATTTACGATTGATGAAATACTAGACGATAAGTTCTGCTCAAACAAACATCCGATGTACCTACTGCACGAAGTGTCAATGGGTTCGTCTGTTGTTAATGCTGAGTTGGTACTTGAAGATGGTATTACACGAGTTAACTACAATAATCGAGAAGGCTTAACGGGTTGCGTTGAAGCGTTTAACATTGCTGATTTAATCACTGATAAACTAGCCAATGAATTGGGTGGTGATGTTACCTATGATGTGCTGATGTACAAGAATTATTACTTCTTAGTTTACGAACTTTACATTGATGATGAATATATCGAAACATCGCTCAAGAATATCAACGGTATGACACCACAGTACTCAATGATGATTCAGCAAACAGCAGTTGGTAAGTACTTGTTCTTTACGTTAATGGCTGATAATATCCGATTCAGCAAACAGAAGAAGATGCTACCGAGATAATATGCACAAAAAGCTGAAAGACTACCTGTGTAAAAACTACAAGCACAAGACCAAATCAATGCACTTAGCAAAGAGCGAGTTTGTAGTTGCTAAAGGTCATCATATTTTACTCGAGCGCGTAGCAAAATACGACTGCGCAAATTGTGATAAAAAGTTTGATAAAAATCCGATTATACATTGGCAACAAAAAGCAAAAGTGTGGGTTGGTACTTGCGCTTGTCGGAAAAAGTTTAAAGACACGGACATATGATACGAATATCCGTCTAATCGTATCAATATTAGCC